TGGGTTGAGGGGATGAAAACCCATAAAAAATATATCCTTCTTATTATACCAATCATTGTAGTCATCTATAATGTCTTGAAATTGATCTAATGTATAGTTGAAATATGGATCACAAAAAATTAATATTTCATGAACACTAAAATCTAATTGTTTTAAATGAGTATTTAATTCTGATTTATATTGTTTAAATTTTCTTTTTACCTCAACAACAACTTTATCATCTTTCCAAGTTTTTTTTGCAAAGGGACAAGCAGGCATTCCACCTAAATGTTTATTAGGTATTTCTAAAAATTCTTCTGACCACTTACGTACGTCGTTTTTTATTTTTCTTTGCAAATGTTGCGACATTAGTTGGTTTTCCACCAGGATTACCTGCAGCTCTTTTTCTGCTGACAGCACTCGCCTTTTGCGACTTTGACATCCGTGTGGCTTTTGCAAGTGG